GCCGCGTATGTACTTGAACATCGCCTTATCAAAGTAAAAGCGAACGATGTTCATAAAGAAACTAAAATCTATGTTTCCAAATCCCTGATCGTAATATATCTGCTTGAACTTTTCAAATTTGTCATACGAGCGTTTATATACATCGGCTGGATCTCCAATCAAATCTCCTAGAGGAAATTCCCCGAAGAATTTTATGATTTCAGTATTTTGTGTTTCGGATAGAGAGAAGAAAATTCCAAGTTTGTTGGAATCGACGTTAGACAATTCGCTTGCTTTGTACGATGCTCTAGTTTCTGGAGACAAATTCGTGGCAAGTTCTTGCTCTATATAATTGATTTTGTTACTTCTGAACTTGTTTGACCCATAATCCGGCAAGTTCATTGTTATTCTTACGTCTTTGCGAGAAAATTGATATGGAAATAATGGACCTTCTGCTGGATCGCAATAAGTATTTTGCACAAGTGGCCCAGAAACCTGTGGGAAATTTATGGCAGTAAATGTTGGAAAATCATTTCTAAATGAAAGATTGTTCAGTGTTATTCCGTATGGAACTGGGTCATATAAGTCCACCGGTCTTTCAAATGATATTCTATACAAATTTTCTGAAACCATTTGTTGTGGAGTTTCAAGATCATACGCATTTATATTTAGAGTATGCGCAGTAAATCTTTCCGTGGATAACGGAGATTCCCATATTCTTATATCGTCAATATTTCCGAAGAATGCCTCTGGGTCGATACTTAAAGATGCCGTATTTTGGTTATAGTTTCCGATATACAAATAAGATCCAGATTCGAATGAATCATTATAACTTCCGCTAAAGAATGCACTAGCAGAAACGTGAAATGTTATACGATCATCTTCGGATTTTTGAAGTAGCAAGTCGTATCTGGTTGGATATTCATTCAATGAAGCGGTCGCACCAAATAAAGATTCAATATCATTTCTTCTGAGTAGTGCTTTATATGAATTTCCATCAAATATTGGTGCTCTGGAAGTAAGTATAGACTTTACTGCTCCTGCCCCGTCATCAATACTAAAGAACAACGTTCCCCAATCTTTTCCTTTTTCACGAACTGCCCCCATAACCCATACATCGGAACAATTTAATAATCTAAATACTTTGCCATCTTCGTGCGTCTTCTTTGTATCAAACCTAAAACTAAACTCTATCGACTGTGCACTTCCTGTCCAGTCCAACTTAAAATATTCTCCGCTTCCACTAAAATATGGTTCGTACTTTACTTCTTCCACGATATACAGCGACTTGTCGGTTAAATCACTGACGTTTTGTATGCCACCATATTCTTTTATCTTGATTATATTTTTTGGTACTCCAAAGCACGAAATTAACGCATTCAGAGACGCTTCAGTTCCTTTTGTCTTGTAGATATATGGCAATGTATTGAGTATACGTTTCCATATTATCTGATTTCTTTGCTCTTCCGAAAACTCTCGTGCTTTTGAGTATAGCGGAGATTCTGGATCAAAATCCGATCTAGAAAATGCAGACAATATCAGCGGAAGATTGTCTTTTGATATCTCTACGTTCCACCCCAACGACTCCAGCATATCTCCCACAATGTCGGTCGATATTCCGACATTTGGCGAGCTTGATATATTATTTTTTTCCGTATATTGTTTTGCTGCCAACGAAATATTATCAAAGAAATGTCCGACCATTCCAACAAATTTGATATAGTCTGCGTTGTTGTCGGAATCTTCTACCAAGAATTGAGGAAGGTTGTTAATTAATGCTCCACCATTTTCTTTGTCATATAAAGACGCAGAAGTATATCCATCCATTTCTCTGGTATGTTCATCATACCACATTGGATTATCATACAAGAATTTTTCATAACCATCCATCCCCGCTTCTATTTCATCTATTTCATTACTTGCATCGATTTTTTGTTTTAGATAAAACGTATCATCTGGGTTTATTGTAAGTTTTTCGTCTAACTCTCTTAGTTCTTCAGTAAGTTCTTCTATTCTGTTTCTTTTACTTTCGAACGCTTGTAGTCGTAAATCAGCAGAAGAAAAGTTGATGAAGTTTGTAAAGTTTCTATAATCTGTTGTATCGATGAACCGCTGTGCCTTTCCTTCCAGCTTGCTATTCAGTTCATTGTACAAACTTCCAGTTTCTCCGATGAGTTGTTCCATGGACAACGCTTCAGTAGAGTTTCCTTCATTCTCTATTTTGATTAGAAAATTTGGACCGCGCAAAGGTGTGGTATTTATTATCTGCCTTGAATAGTAATAAACATTTTGGACGATTGGTAAAAATGCAAAATCACAAGTAATCCACATATCTGTATTTAGTTCTACATCGTATGGCAACGGTTCGAGTAATTTCAATGCCAATACATCATAAAACCTTGAATCGGTAGATGCGATGGATTTTCTGTTGATTATTGATATAGGCTTTTTACCCGGTATATTTAAATAATATTTAAAATATCCAGACAAGTTTACGTTATACTTTTGCTCCAGCCCAAATATTATTGGATAAAATATATTGTTGTAAAATATAGTTTGTAAAAATTCTACAATCTGTGGATATGTGTCCGGTTTTTTGTTTGTTATCCGATTTAATTCCTGGTCCACAATATACAAGAACAAGCTATAATAGTAATCGCGAATAGCACCAAAAGTGTAACCAGTTTCATAGTTTTGATATAGCCAGTTTTTAAACTGGTCATAAATTCCAAGTACGTCGTTGTTTGCGTATTGTCCATTACTTCTTAAGTTTCCTTTCTTTACTCCGTAATATATGTCATTCAGGAAAGAAATAACATCAACGTCTTTTTTAAAACTGTAGTTTAATTTTAATTCATTCGACCCGCTTGGGTTCTGGGCGGCGGCAGCATTATAAATCTGGTATATTTCCGGTTTGGATAATCCAAATATTAAATCGTCCGCAATTTCATTTACCTGTATTTGTGCGTTGGAAAATATATCATATTCAGTGTTGATAGTGGATTTAGTACCCTTTATAGTTTTGGGTATTATTCCTATCTCTGTTCTGTTCGTAGAAATACCATTTATGATAAGTTTATTTTCGCTCCCATTTTCATTGCCGATGATGTTTCTACCAAGTTCTATATAAAGTTTATAATTTCCATTTTGTACGCCAAGATTATTTAGATTCTTGCTTACATCAAAAAACAATGATTGTGTTTCTGTACCAAGTATTACAAAGTCCGTGTTATACTTTTTGTATGAATATGTTATAAACTGGTTGAATACATCGTAATAAGATGACGTATGAAATGAATATTCTCCGGTGGAATATATCATGGACGACGTAATCAAACTATCGTCTAAGTTATATACTCCAAATTTTATATAATCTTGCTCTTTCTGCCCAAATGGGAAATTTTTGAAAGTTTTTCCATCCGTGTAAAAACTTAAATCTTCTTTGCTTAAAAATGATCCAAAACTCAAAGATGAGGTAGAAGTTACGGTATATTTTACATCTGATAAATTCATAACTCTGTAAATGTTGGGTCAATTCTAGTTTCAACCTTTACTGGCTCATATACGACATTTTTAAGTTCTATGCTTATGGAAGAACTATACAACTGGGAAGTTGTGTTTTGTATTGTGAGGTTTGTGTATTCATCTATGTTTGGTACAATATAACCCGTGCTTAATAAGCTTTCTACATCCGCCTGATTATATCCAATTAGATTTGGGTTGGCTTTCATCTAGAAATCTTGAATGTTGTTGGAATAGTATAGGTCAATATAGACCCACTTTGTTCTGAACGTATTTCAACCGTGTAGTATCGTTCAGACGCAAGTCCGCTTGTATCAAGCATAAAATAATTTCCTGTTGGATCACAACTCAGGCGGGTAAAATCATCATATGGAAGTATTGTTTCTTCGCTTTCTGCATCCTTGATTTGGTAATAACTCGAAGATGGTAGATAGTATGGAGACAGATAATCGGAGAATCTGTTAGTAAATGTTTTTACTGGATATCTTTGTCTTGCGGCGACATCCATACGAACAATGGAACCGAACTTGTATTCTCTTGCCATATTCTTCATATTTACTACAGCGTCACGTAGTTGTATAGCATCCGCACTACCAGTATTGATGGTAGAATCATACCAGCATACATCAAGATATGGAGAATATATTGTATTAGTTTCTTTGCTAAAGAACTTCAATGAGCCATAATCCACAGAACTTGACTCGTCTGCGTGCATCAATATGAAACCTTCGTTTGGTATTGCTCTAGTAAGCCAAGCATTTACTATTGGAGTAACATCCATTCTTACGTCGGATGTTTGATAATCAAAGTATTGATAGCAAGCATATGAACCCGTGGATATTATGCTGGACGAAACTGGCGGAACATAACTGCTTGTAGGACAATCTGGGAATGGGTTGTATTGGCTTATGTTTGGATACTCGGCATATCCAGAACCAGATGCGATAGAGGCACTATCCAACCACCATACACCACCACCACTACAGTCGGTGAGAGACCCGGTATTCCACCATTTTTGTAGTTGGTCGGCACTATAAAACTTCCAGTTTGCTCCATCGGACGTTGATGCTCCATCATACTTGTATCCAGTTCCCATTGCCCAAGATTGTGAAACAGGATATGCGGCAAGCGAATAACGAACTGGTACTTCTTGCGACTCACAAATCTTCAAGTTCAAGAAAAACTTGGGGCTGGTAATTGTTCCCGCCGCTATAGATTGCGATATTGTGGATAAGTCAAAATGTAAAAGTGCTCGCGATAAAACAGCACCCATAGTAGTTGGTCCAGATACATCTTTATATGAACTTGATACTACTCTTGGATCCGTAGAACCAGAATCAAAAGACGCCGACTTTAGTCCATTCAATAGTTCTATACTTGAACTGGTATAAGAAAACAATACAGGAAATGTACTTGTGCTTGAACAACTATAGCCAGAAACTCGTTTTTCAACTTCTAATAGTTCGTCCAACCCCATATTTTTGTACATATAGGTTGGATAGTTGGTTATAAACGTGTCTTTTGTTGGATATAAAAAGTAGTGCATTTATATATTTCTTTACTTTATAAATATAAACACCCAACAGATATTCTGTATATATTTATGCTACTCTGCCTACTATATCTTTAGTTGGAAAACGTACTTCAAACACTGACGGATCTATGGATGGATATATAACATTATCTACTGTGGCCTTTTCAGTGTCATATTCGTATTGAGAATAATCACCATCTTTTAGTGTAAGATTTTTTACACGCAACTGAGTTACGGACTGAACGCCATCTACTTTGGCAATTTCCAGTTCCAATCTGCTAAGATTGATTGGCTGACAGAACTTAGTATTGTTTATGTCGAAATATTGCTGCACCAGTGTTAGACAATTAGCCAAAACTTCGCGCTTATTATAGTTTTTATAAACAATAATGCTAAAATCGACGCCAATATTGATGACGTATCCATCCAACATATTCACGCTATCTGTAAGCATTCTATACTGATTTAGGTAGTTTTTCAGATTATTGCGTACTGCTTCGTTGGTAGGAATCAATCGTTGATTATTGTCATAACACAACAAGTATAGATTGATAGCAAATGGGTTGTTTTTGTCTGGATTAACTTTGTTTACTGTACCCGGTGCGAAACTTCCAGACTGTAATGAGGATGGTTGTGCTTGTATATTAGATATGTCCAACTGAGTATCTGTTACTGCATAAACTTTGGCAATAGACCCATATTTTGATGGCATTGCGTATGTTCTTACTTCATAATCTCCCTGTGTTACCGCTCTATTTTGCGCAGCAAAGTATGCCAGTGCATTATTACGAATTTCATCGTTTGTTTCTGCGGCTTTTCCTCCCGTCGCTGGTATTGGGTTGTTTACTCGGACGGAACGACGTACCAGATTAGTTAAGTTGAATTCCAACAACCCCATTTCCGTCAAATCGCCAAAAAATTCAACAGAACTTACATTTTTGATTGCGTTTGCATTTACGTTACTTTCTACTCCACCTCCAACTACATATCTTATCGTCAACGTCGTGTTTGAAGGAGCCTGTCCAAATGCTTTAGACGATAGAAAATTTGATGGGTCATATGCAATATTTTCTGCTCTAAAAGTCGTAGGTTTATTTACAGTAAATGCGTTTGGTATAATCAACTCGTCGTCTTTTATGCTAATACCAGACCCAAATTCCAAAAACGTTGTGTTATCTGCGTCAACGCCGGTGACAAAACGTTTTGATGTACGCAAATATCTCAACAAAAATGGCGTAGTATCTCTGTACACGGATAGAGTAACATCATTTTTATAGATATTTTCATAATCTACTGGTAGTAGATCTTGGGCAAGATAATCTGTCTCATACCATCTATTTCCATCAGAATCATACACATCTAATACTTCTATTACATTAGTATCATCCAAGTATATCTTTAAAAATGGAACAGGATCAACAACTGATACAGTTTTTGTCAATATTTGACCAGAAAATGCATCTACACTCTTTTTTAACACAAAAAATTCTGGTTGTCCCGCAGAGTTTCTTTGAAAAACAGAAACTTCGAGTGGATCGTTTTTTGTATCTACTGTAAAATCTACGGGCGAATTAGTCAAAAATGTTACGTTAGTATCGCTCGTGGTAGACATTCCTGGTTTTATGATTTGAGCATAATTTAGGTCAGGGACTATTTCTCCCGCATCATCCGTCTTTGCAGGAACCAATTGATATACATCCAATCTTGTAACCGAAGGTATTGTTGCCTTTGCTTTGTATCCTACCGATTTTGCCGCATCAATAATATTTTTTCTTTCCTCGGAATTTACCAACATAGATTCCTTGAATTGATAATCGATGTAATATGATAATACGTCGCCAACATACGCCGCCATTTCCATAAACATCATTCCGGTGGACGCTTCACTGAAGTCTTTGTATGTATTAGGATAATATGTCTTGGCAAAATCCATTAACGACTGCTTCAGTTGAGAAAAGTCTTTGTTTAGATACTTAATATCTTTCTTATCTGGTTTGAATGATTTTGGTGTATCTAATATCATATGTTGCTGGTGTTCATTGAAACTTCCAAGGTTTGTTGCTGTGTTACTCCAATACTAGGAACAGTGAATAACACTTTGACGCCAATAGTGTATTTATCTTTAAATTCAGAATCGTTAGTGCTTACTTGAACATCACTTACATTGACATAAGACATCCATCTCGTGATATCTTTTCTAATCGTATTTTCTATTAACGCGGAAATATCGTCGGTATAATTTTCAAACAATACATTCCACAATCCAGAGCCAAAATCTGGATTCATTCTTCGCTCTCCTTTTTTTGTGCGCAATAACAAGTTTAAATTTGATTTTACCTGGTCTATTATGGTGTAACTTTGGTTAAAATAACCTTGTGGCCCATGTGTTATGGGTAAAGTTATGCCATAAGGTTGTATTGCTGTTGCCATTTATTTTTACATTGGACGCTTGGCCTTCGCCTTAGCATCAACTGCTTTTAGAAGTTTCGAATAATCTCTGGTCAACGCATTTGCTACCGCAGCGACTTCTTTGTTTTCGTTCAACGCTTCTTTTGGTAAAGTTTTTATTACATCAATTGCAGAAGGTGTGGAAGTTTGTTCTTCTATAGGAACACCTCCAACAGTTTCATTTAATACCTGGTTCAATAATGGATTTTTTGTAAAAATTTTAGGCGCTTGAACGGCCTGTTTTTTTACAGGTTCTTCTAATCCAACGTTGAAATTTGGTTTTCTGGTTGGAATTTGATCGGCCTGCTTTCTTGTTTCAAGTATTGCCGCCGAGTTCTCTGTCATTTTTTCTGCAAGCACTTCCATCAATAGTTGTGGAAGGGCGTTATGCACTTCTTCTTTTACGATAGTTCTTATAATATCTACTAGTTCGTTCTTTTTCATATATATGATGCTTTATATAAATATATAGTATTTTTAATAATCAGCCAGTTGGCGGAAAGGTAAATGATTTAAGTGTAGATCCCGCCGTAGATGTAAATTGACTTGTTTTTATATTTGAAGTCGCCAATATACCTTCTCCGACTTTTGGTGCAATATTGCTAACATCCGGGAATCCAGATAAATCTGGTTTTGGTGCCGGTATTTCTATTGTTTCACCGTCTTCATTTGTTGTAGTTTGGGGCGGATTTAAAGTATTAAAGTTGCTTAAAAATGAATCTTTTGCTCCGCCTACCACGCTATTAAGTTGGCCTTGTATGTTGTTTACTCCAGTAGAATCAATCGCCGTTTGCAACTGACCTAATGCTTGACCTTTAATGTCGTCTAAAACGCTACTTAACAAATGTTTCAATAATTCGGAAGGATTTGCGGACATTGCTGCTTTTATTACGGACACTGCTGCCAGCGCCATTCCCATGTTTATTTTTAATCCAGGCACAAACGGAGGAACTATACTTTTATATTTTGCTATCTGCTCGGCTATAAACTTAGGACCAGCACCAAGATTTATACCGGCTAAATCTATGCCTGGAAATTCTGGCAGTTTGGGAAAATTTAGACCAGTCAAACTTAAATCTAATTTTGGCATACTGGCATTAAATCCAAGTGTTTTAAGTGCGTCTCCGACGGGAGGTAAAGATGTTGGAATTCCCAGTGAAGATGCCGCGCCTCCTATGCTCGTGGGTACTCCCAAACCGGACGCTGCACCTCCTATACTTGTTGGTACTCCCATAGTTTGTCCAATTCCACTCAAATTCAAGCTTGCTGGACTAGATATTGGATTTGTTATACTTAAACTCGGAGCACTAATGGATCTTAAAGATAAATCGGGTGCTGTTCCTGTTAAAAATTTAGGGGCACTTGTTCCCACACTTACCGACGGGGTACTTACACTTATTGAAGGCGAAGAAAAAGTGGTAGATGATAAAGACACTGACGGAGCCCTGACTACAGATAGTGCATTCATATTATCCTCCCAAGAATACTCTACTACTTAACAGTGAACTTAACTGCGATCTTAGTGCAGTTAAGCTTATTTGAGATGCATACAGCGATTGCATTTGTTCCGCCCACATTGCCATAGCTGGTGGAAGAGATGGGGTCGTTGGTCCAACTTTGGTCATATGAAAATGCGATATTAACGCAGTCAACATCTGTATTTGAGTATTAACGTTCAATAACATCCAGTCGCACAACGAATACATCCATAACACGGTAGTTCTTCCCAATAATGCCGGTTGATCATTTGGTCCTTCGGTATTAAAATTTAAATATATCTTCGGTGCATTTAGTGTCATTATTCCCTTGTTAGACGTTATTGTCGTATTTCCATAAGAATTTAAAGAAAGTACTTGATCTGTAGAGATTCCTATCATTTTCTTGGAAAAGAATAGCATTTCGTTTGCCTTGGAAGAAAATACTAATCTGTCACTGTTTATCACTATTTGATCTCCATCTAATTTTGGAAAAGGAATGCCCTTTGTGACATTTATCATGCCGGTCGTTGTTACCGGAGAAAATCTGGATATAGTTTTTCCCGAAGTAAGATGTATGGAAGAACCATCTTTATTTATATCTTCCACCGTATACCCTTTTCCTGTATATCCTTGTGGAAGTTTTATCGGCGCTTGTCTATTTCGTATAAGTATCATCGGATTGCCACCATTATCCGAATATTCTCCAAGTCCATTATCATTTCCACGATTGTTGTCGTATGCTCCAAATCTTATAGACGATCCAAATCTTGATTGTAATATGGTATCTCCCTCATACAATTTCAATCCACGTATTTTTGGGTTAAACTTAAAGTAGTTCCCCAATATTCCCGTATAATCGTCACCTCCAGAAAAATTAATTTTTGATTGCGGGCCTGTATATGCACCATCTTCGGAATATTCGTTTATATTTTTATCAACTTGCCCTGACGTTCTTTCCGCAGAAAAATCTGCATTTGAATTTATCGTGGAATTTACATTAAGTTTCCTGGTATAAAAATACTGATCTCTGTATTTTCCAACGATTACTATTTCGTTCATTAGGGGATATTCTACAATACCCGTATTTTCCACTGGAAATGCCCAGTTAAGCGTTTCTTTTTCTTCATTAACTTGGCTGTTTAAAAATCTAAATCTTACTCTTCCTATCCAAGAATAGTCGTTGTCGGATGGATTTGGCTCACTTCCGTCTATATTCGGAGGCCAAGTATCGACCGATAATATGGCTGATGAAAATATTGGATGGGTTTCATCCAACACAACGTCCAGAACCACGGCTTCTTCCAACTCATAAAATAAATTTGTATCTGGTTTTCTTTCTATAACAAAACGTTTTGACGCAAGCATATCATCTTGTTTGGTATTTTGTTCTGCACGTCTGTCAACGGTGTTATAGGCCATAAATTTTATTTAACCTTTTTTTCGGTTGCTTCCGGTTTTTGTAACTGTTTGGCGGTTTCTTCTACGGTAGCCATCAACTGTTTGCGTTCTTCTTCAGTCAACAACATAGCACCACCTTCACCTTCTGCTCCACCCTTGCCACTCATTAGTCTTTGTATAATAGCAGCAAGTTTGATAAGTTGTTCATCGTTTCTTACACCAACATCAAAATATTCTTTCAATAATGGCACAATCATGGTGGCATCGTTGATGGTTTTGATCATTTCACGCAAATCAGTAATCAGAATATCTATCTGATTCTTCTTTTCTTCGCTGTTTTTGACAATGTCTTTACACAGGTCGGAGAAGTTTTTGCCCTTAAAAATCTCTATGTCATTATCCATGACTATAAATAGTATTTATAATATATATTTAGATTTTTGCCCCGCTGATTGTGCCACGATTTAGATATTCTTCAGCGATGTTTTGCTGGGTAGCCTTCATTTTATTGATGACTTTGGTAATCTTTTGAGTTTGGCAGTCGGCGATTTCTCGTATATATAAATAAAGTGCCTTTTTATTGAATACATCAATGCGGTCAGCGTTTCTGAATATTTCTATAACAGCGTGAGCAATCTTTAGGTCTTTTTCCTTGTTGAACATCTTATGAACGTTCTTATCCCAGTAATCTACCATTAGTGCTATAAACTCGCGTGTTTCGCTTTCTTGCTTTTCGTGTTCTGGTTCTACTACAAATTCACCGGCATCGCCTGCTTGCTCACATATTTCAACGTGCTTCTTGAACCGCTTATATGTTGTATTATTATCTAAAATAAACCAGTTCTTGGCAACAATGCTGAAGTAACTAAATGCCTTACCCTTACCTGGCTCATATTTGTCTATATTAGCCACCATATGCGATATAGCCTGTTTTTGTATTTCAAGAGGGCTGACATCCGCATAACTAAATTTGAATGTGTTATAAACGTTTTCTGCTATCTTAAAGAACGCTTGTTGGATATGGTCGTTGTATATTCTATCTTTTTCTCTGGAATCTGTTGCTTGATTATATGCTATGATTGCTGCTTCTGTTTCTGGAGTAAAATATACATTTGATACTTTTGGCGTGCCGTCTTTTTGCTTATTCCTGGCACCTTTTGGTCTGCCCCGTGGTCGCTTCTTTGGTTCAATCGGCGTATCATTTATTACAACCGGAACAATAATCTGCTTTTTTACCTTTGGCTGCTTCTTATCCTTTTTTACCTTTTTTATATTTTTGGACGCTACTCGTTTTACTTTTTTGACGAGTTTTGTTTTTTTAGCATTCTTCAGTTTCTTTTTTTTCATATATTATTTTATCTTCTCGTCAAACTCTTTGATTATTTGTAAAATACTCTCAAACGTGGCACCAACATCATCGTCTTTCTCAAATAAATTTCTGTCATCCACCGCCTTTATTCCCCGATATACATTATCAATTTCCGTCCTAAAATATGTAAGCCACTCTTCGTATACTTCCATCTTTTTGAGTAGATTATAACACGCATATCCCAACGCACAAGTCGTTAGAAAAAATATAACCAATAGAGTTATTAGTAACCACATAAAGAGTATTATTTTTCGTCTTCCTCTTCTTCGTCTTCGTCGGG